CGCTGCAGAGTCGGCCGCCGATGCTGCCGCTATCTCGGTGCGCGCCCTGATCGCCGGGGCCATGGCCGCCGCCGAGAGTGGTGCCGACAGCATGACCGGGCTGGGCGGACTGCCCAAGTCGGTTGGGGCGCTCTCTGCGGTGGAGGCCGGCGCAGACAGCATGGGCGCGAACGGCGCGGCCCTGGTCAGTGCGTTGCTGGCTGCCATCGAGGCTGGCGCAGATACCGCAGCCATCGCCGGGCAGATCGCCGCAGGTGGCGTGCTGGCGGTTATGGAGGCTGGCCCTGACGTATTTGCAGGCATCGAGTCCGCACCGTCACTCGACCTCAGCCGCACTTTGGTAGTTGGTGTCGAGCCTCGGACCGTCTCAGTCGCTCGAGAGTCTCGATCCGTCACCGCCACAGCTGAGACCCGTACCAGCCGAATCCCCAGAGAGGACCGCGAGACCGCGGCGTGAACATGAAAACTGAGACCATCGACACACTTGCAACGGCCGGCAGCCGCACGACGGGCGGCGGAGCCGTTGTCGGCTTTCTCGGCTGGCTTGCGTCCTCCCAAGCTATCGGGCTTTTTGGTATTTGCATCGCTTTGCTCGGCGCTCTGGTGAACTGGTACTACAAGCGCGAAGCGAACCGGCGGCACGCTGCCGAGGCCGAGGACAAACGCAAAGAGCGCGCGCTGCGGATGGAGCTAATGCGCGCTACAGGCGCTCCTGTCTACCCGCCCGACACCGACCTCGGTGAACTGGGGGAAGACGAATGAGCTCCCAAGGCCAAGGCAAGACGTGGGCCAGCCTGAGCGCTGCGGTACTGGCCATCTTGGCCGGCGTGGCCGCTGTCGAGGGTGGGTACGTTAACAACCCTGCGGACCCGGGCGGCGAGACAAACCACGGCGTGACCGTGAACGTAGCACGCGGCGCTGGATACACCGGTCCCATGCGCGAGCTGCCGAAAGAAGTTGCCCAGGAAATCTACGCGCAGAACTATGTCGGTCGCCCAGGCTTCGACTCGGTGATCGCTTCATCCCCGGCGGTGGGGGCGAAGCTGGTGGACGCCGGGGTGAACGCAGGCACCGCACGCGCGGCGCGCTGGTTCCAGCAGAGCCTCAACCACCTCAGCCGAGGGGGCGCCGACTACCCGGTGCTGGCGGTGGATGGTCAGGTTGGCCGACAGACAATCGCCGCGTATCAGGCGCTGGAGCGCAAGCGGGGGCGCGTCAAAGCCTGCGAGCTGACGCTGAAGCTCATGGACGCCCAGCAAGGCACGCACTACATGTCGTTGGGCAACCCCACGTTCATCGTGGGCTGGACCGACAACCGTCTGGGCAACGTGCCGTTGGCTCGTTGCGCTGACTCTGTGAAGGCGCCGACATGAACCTCACCCTCATCACCCACCTGATCGCGGCCCTGGCCGCCGCCTCTGCTGCCTGGTTCTTCCAGGGCGCCCGCATGGACGCTGCCGTGGCCGAGGTCCGGCTGGAGCAGACGAACGAGCGCCTGAGTGCCGTGAGCCGGGCCCGTGCTGACGAGCGTGCCATCACATCGACCTACCAAGGAGCCCTCAATGCTGCTCGCACCCGTGAAGCGCTTTTGCGCACTGAAGTTGATCATCTGCACCGTGTTTCTGACGGGCTGCGCGACCAAAACGCCGACGCCGCCCGCCGCCTCGCTGCAGCTTCCCCCGGCGCCGTCCTTGAGTACGCCACTGCCCTCGGAGCCGTATTCGAGGATTGCCGCGCCGCGTATGCAGGGATGGTCGAAAAAGCTGATGGGCACGCAAGTGATGTCCGAACCCTCCGCGACGCCTGGCCGGTGATCCCAGGCAAATGAACTGAACAATGGCGGCTGCCCCAGCAGGGGGTGGGAGCCATTCACGGGGTTGCTCATCCCTCGTTACCCAACCCCCTGCAGTACCGCAGAGCCTTAACTCCGGGGCTTTGCGGTACACTCTCGTTTATCTTTTTTAGATGTCCTTGGCGGATCGGTGAAGCCCTGGCGCAACAAGCGACCATATGGCCTTCCCCGTCACGAGCCAGCTCAAAGGGCTGAACAACACGACGGACCCGGTGAAGCTGGGTCTGAAGTGGCTCACGCGCGCGGACAACGTGAACGTCATGGCCACGGGCGGCGTCCACCGCCGCGAGGGCCACCAACGTGTCATCGGCGCAGCCATGACCGGGGCGTTCAACTCGGCCGACCTCACCCGACTCTACGTCGCAGCCGACGATTACCTGTGCGTGGTAGCCCCGGACCTGAGCCTGGTCCCGCTGTGCCCGCTGACGTCGCGCACTCCGCTCCAGTGGGCCCAGCTCAACGACCACATCTACTTCACCAACGGCTCGGATTCGGGCGTCATCGACGTCGACCACACAGTCATGCCGTGGGCGCTCAGCGCGCCAGCTACGCCGACTCTGGCCGCGGGCCCCGGATCTCTGCCCCCGGGGCAGTACCAGGTGCGGCTCACCCATGTGTGGCCCGACGGCCGCGAAGGATGCGCAAGCGACGCCGCAGCTGTGTTCCTCACGCAGCCAGGCGGGCTTTTTGTTTCGGACATCGCCCTCGGGCCGACAGGTTCGGCACGGATCTACATCGCGCCCGCCGACAGCACCGTTTACCAGCTGGCCGCAGAAGTCGCCAGCAACACCTACAGCTGGGACAGCTCACCCGACGCGCTGGGGGCGGAGCTGACCAACGCATTCATGGACGCGGTCCCGTTCGGCGCAGAGGTCATCGCCGCCTGGCGCGGGCGCGTGTACGCGTCCCTATACCTACCCACCGAAGACCAGACCGCGATCTTTTTCAGCGAGCCTCTGGCCGCCCACCTCTTCAACTACGCAGAGAGCTTCATCAGCGTGCCTGGGCGCGTGCTGGCCATGGCGCCGCACGACGAAGCGCTCGTCATCGGGACAGACCGCAAGGTCTACGCCTACACGCCCGCTGCACTCAAGACGCTCGCGGACTACGGCGTAGTGCCCGGCATGCCTTGGGCCGTGGACGGCAAACGTCTGCTGATCTGGACCCTGCGCGGACTCTGCCAATTCCCCGACTTCACGAACTTGACCTCTGAACGCGTGAGCGTGGCGCCCGGCACTGCCGCGGGCGCAGCAGTGGTCGAGCAAGACGGGCAAGCCCGTTTTGTCGCCTCCCTGCATGCAGGTGGCATCGCTTTCAACCCACGCAAAGAGGTATCTCCATGACAGTCAAACTTTCGACTGGTCTGCGCAACGCTATGGCCGGCACCGCCGGTTTTGCCGGTGCTCTGGCCAACGGCGTCATCCACGTCTACAGCGGCCCGCAGCCTGTGAATGCAGACGCCGCCCCCACCGGCACTCTGCTCGGGATCATCACCAAAGACGCCGGCGCGTTCACCCCCGGCAGCGCGACCAACGGACTGACCTTTGCGGCAGCCGCGAATGGTGGCGTGACCAAGAGCGCCGACGTGTGGAAGTTCGTCGGCCTGGCCGCAGGCACTGCGGGCTGGTTCCGCCACGTTGGCAACGCTGTTGATGACGGCTCCGTGTCCGCAACGCTGCCGCGCCTGGACGGCGCGATCGCTGCTGGCGCCGGCGACCTGCGCATGTCGAGCGTTGCCATCACCGTGGGCGTGCCCGTGACGGTGGACGTCTACAGCTTCGCCATCCCTGCGCAGTAAGCGACCATGCCCCGGCTGCTCGTCAACTCGGTTGAGGGCGCGAAGCTCATCCCTTTTGCGAAGGGGAAGCTGCGCGCGCTGCGGGCTGCCGGGCACACGAACATCACCCAGCGCTACGACGTGCAGGGGCAGCGAGTGCGCGTCACCATCAACGGCGCTGAAGAGATCATCGAGATCACTGGATCTGTCTGGGACTACCTGGTCTGGCCCACAAGCACTGCGCACCCCGCCGGTGTGACTGTCAAGGACGGGGCCGAGGTGCCGGCCGTCGCGTCGATGTCGCTGACAGCGAGTGAGAAGGGCCTGCGCCGCCACGAGCACTCGAAGCTGCTCTCCGCCCCCCACGACTGGGTGAGCAAGGACCGTAAGACTGTCCTGTCCTACGACCACGGTCACGGCTTCCGCTACGCGCTGAACGGGGCGTATGAGGTCTACACGGGCGCGCGTGGCGTATACCGCAAGGGCGTGAAGATCCAGACTGAATTCGGCGTGAAGGGCGCGGCAGTGTTTCAGGGCACCCGTAGCGATGGATCTTCTGTCCGCCGCGTGGTGTACGCCGCGTATTTCTTCGACGACATCGGCGCGATCGAGCTGCGGCTCTTCTATCTGGACGAGGCCAACCGGGACGAGGCTGGGGCACCCACCAACGTCGAGATCGCCCGCTGGACCGCGCCCGCCAACACAGTCATCGCCCAACCCACGTTCTTCGACGGCCTCGGACAAAAAGCGATCACGGTGCTGGAGACCTACGCCGAGGACAGCTCGGTGATCTCGTTCATGCGCCCCCGGTACGTCGTGCGCTGCACCTTGTCCCTGAACCCCGCCGGCGAGATCGTGGCGGCGTTCTCGACCGCGCCGCTGGCCGAAACACCGGACGAGCCCACCCAGACGCAAAACGAGCAGCTGTTCGGTTCCGGTGGCAGCAGCTACTTTTATGGGAACCCCAAGACGCTGTCGGGCTACACCACGTACGGATACACAGCGCTCGGGTACCCGTACGTGGCCACCACAGGCTACGAAGAGCTCGGCTACAGCCGCACCACGACGCGGTCGAAACAGGTCCGCTTCATCGGCCTGGACCTCGACGTGGATGGCGACGAACTCCTGTTTGAGCGCGTGACGAAGACCCGTGCGCAGTCCTACTCCGAAGAGGCTGCCACGTTCGCATCGAGCTCCTCCGGTACCGACTACACCCACCCTGACGGCTACAACGTCGTCGCAATCAGTGAGAGCTACACCTACCATCAGACGCGCCGCCTGGGTGGGGATGACAGCGTCGAGGTGAGCTTCACGGTCAACGGAACCGTACTGTTCACGACCGAGACCTCGGCCAGCACAAGCGGCACGCTTGTCACACGCGACCGCGCGTACTCCGGGTCTTGGGTCCCTGGCGTCGTGCCGCGCCCCCCAGACCCACCTACCACCGTCGACACGAGCACCTACAACACGGTGCAGCGCCGGGCACTCAGTCTGCGCGATGCCGACGCACGCAATGAGGCTCTCGCGCTCGTTGTGGGCGAATACCCGACGCCGTTCAACGGCACGGACCTGCGCCCGCTGAAGGTCGTCCTCCACGCGCGGTGCCATGGCCAGCAGTTCTCCAAAACCGTCTTCGACGGAGCCGTGTACACGGCCCCGAATGGGGTCGGCACGGACATGTTTGTCTACCGCGCCATCGCGTCCCGCCGCCCTGATGAGTACGTCATCTGTTTCTCCCCTGATGACGTGCCGCACGCAGACCCGCTGCCCGAGGACCCGGACGCACTCAAGTTCTTCAACCACCTGGCGCTGACGGGCGCGGTGGACCGCAACCCCCTGTTCGCTCTTCGCCGCAAAGACGAAGTGATCTCGCCCGCCCCCGACAAGTTCTCCCTGGACGCCGAGCCAGGTTTTCGCCTCGACCCCATCCACGTTCTCTGAAAGGAACAGTCATGACCTACAAAGTCTCAACCGGCCTGCGCAACCAAATGCTCGTTACCGGCTCTCTGCGCGCTGCGCTGCTCAACGGCAAGATCCGCATTTTCACTGGCTCCGAGCCTGCCAGCGCCGACGCGGCCGAGACAGGCACGCTGCTGTGCGAGATCGACAAGGACGGCGCTGGTGCTGGGTTCAACCTGGACACCACTGCGGTGGACGGCATCGTGGCCAAGGTCGTAGCAGACGTGCTCAAGGGTACCAACCTGGCTACGGGCACTGCTGGCTACTACCGCCACGTCGGCTCCGCAGATACGGGCGCGTCTTCCGCGACCGAGCCGCGCATCCAAGGCCGCGTCAGCACGAGCGGTGCCGAAATGAACCTGGGCAGCACGGCCCTGGTGTCGGGCATCGAGCAGCCGCTGGACGAATACAGCATCAACCTGCCTACGTTCTAAACCATGGCGAGCATCGCAGGCTACGCCTACTTCAGTCGGGCGGAGAACTACAACTACATCCCGGTGGGCGACCCCGAGTCGTGGTCGGCTGCGGTGCGCGTGTACGCGGTGTATGACGACGGCACTGTCACGTTCCTCAACGCTGGGACCTACACCGCAGGGCTGACCGATGGCGCCGGGCTGCGTTTCGGCTATGTGCCGCTGCCAGAGTCTTTGGTGGGCAATCCGACATACGAGGCCTACTACGGCATCTCACCCAGTGGGCTCGTGTTCCCGAACCTTAACAATCCGACCGAGCGGGCGTATGTCGTCGAACTCAAGACGGGTGTCAGCTTGTTGGACCCTGAACTCTGCGACATCTCGGCCCTTGCGCCAGGCGCTGTCGACAGTGGGGCGAATTACATCTCCGTGAGCGTGTGGGAGGCACCTCCTGACGAATACTCGTCGTTCCCGTCTCCGCAGGTAGTTGTCGCCGCAGTCGAAATCACGGCCGCGTTCTGGAGCGGCATCTCCACGATCAGCGATGCTGACCGCGTCCTTTACGTCGTGTCGCGGCTCGGCGCAGTTGTGCCGCCTCCGACCCCGCCATTCTGGACGGGCCTCACAGGCACCGAGGAAACACCGTGACCAACCAGCTCAAAAAAGTCACCCGCACTTCAGTGATTCCTGAGCGTGCGGCTCAGGCGGCGATTCCATACCGCCCTGCACGCGCGGCCTACACCGCCCGTGAGACGGTGACCGTCTGCCGCCTCGTAACGAGCGTCGTGGGTGGTACGGCGCCTTCGCTGGTGAAGACGGTCACCATCGGAAGTGACGGCAAAGCCAAGGTGAGCTTCGTGCAAGTGCCCGGGTCACCCGGCGTCACCAAAACCACCCGGGTGTGCTCGTCTGAGACCATCAGCGTGTACTACCCTGCTGTGCCTGAGCAAAAGGCCCAGCCTGCTATCGCCTATCGCCCCCGCACTGTCGTTCAGGAGTTCGGGCTCGGGTGGAATGCTGGCGCGCGCTCCATCGCGGAGCTCACGGGCAACGGCGCAGCCACGTTCAAGGTGCCGTCGGCCGTGGGCGCCGTGGTCGGGTTCAATGACGTCGATGAGGATGTTGGATACCTGAACATCGAGCACGGCATCTACTTTCGCCGCAAGACGTTCCAGGTGATGGAGTCGGGTGTCGTCAAGACCAGCGACTCTACTTTCGCCGCCGACGACACTTTCAAAATCGAACGTGTGGGCGACCGGGTCCAATACTTCAAGAACGGCGGGCTCTTCCACACCAGTGACGTACCGAGCACCGGCGCGGTGTTCCTCGACGCTTCGATGTACTCCGGCGGTGATGTGATCGACTCGCCCGCACTCGTGCCGGCGCTGGGTAGCTACTCCGCAGCGTCCATGCGCCCGATGGACGGCTTCGCCTCGGAGACTGAGTGGAACTACTCCCGTGCGGCTTTTCTCGCCATGTCTGGGGCCGCCAGCGCACTGCGGGCCAAATCCCGTGGGGTGATGCTCCCAATCACAGGGCTGGCCGTTGAAGGGTTGTACGCCAGTGCGCGTGGGTCGTTGAGCGCGCTCAGCGGCACAGCAGGTGCCGGCATGCTGGCGCCTTCCTACGGCCTGAGCGCTGGCCAGATGATGCCGCTGTACGGCTACGCCCACGGCCCGGAGGCACGGTACGGCTTCTCCAGCGCCGTCATGGTGCCAATGACCGGCATGGCCGTGGAGGGCACGTACGGCGAGTCGTTCGGGCTCATGCCCCCGCTGCAGGGCTACGCCGCCGACGCAAGTTTCCTGCAGCTGCCACAAGCGGCGCTGCCCATGCCGCAGATGGGCGCGCGGGGCGGTGCTTCAGCCGCCATGATCGCCCCCGCCTGGGTGTTCAACGCCTACGCCGCACCGTCAGCGCTGAACGTCGCCGCGC